AACGCGCTGCCCGCGATATCAGAGGCAGCATAAACAAGGCCGAAAACCACTTAAGAACGACCAGCAGCCTGTTCAAACAAACCGAGCCACTTCAGAATGACAAGACCACAATTTACGACGAAGTGTTGGCTCGGGTGGCGATAAGACCTAGAAGTCGCGTCGCTGTCACGTAAAAATAGACCGAGATGACTGAAGTGGCTAGGTTTGTCTGAGAATCTGGCGGCAACAAGGGACCAAGTTAAAGGCTCTCAAAGAAAGTTTTGAACGAGATTACGCTGGGTTTGCCTTGATAGACGCCTGCCGGAACGCCCTTGTGGGCTCTGCTCACAAATTGCTCAGGAACAACGATTTTTATGCCTGATGCTTCCATATCGCCCAGTGTCTGATCTGTGATGCTGCGATCGAGCGTGGCGAGATATAGCTGAGCGCCTACGCCTTCGTTCAGAATTTGTTGCCAGCGTTCGCGCAAAGTCGATTTTGCTGTAAGTACTATGGCAGAGGCTGGATCATCATTATATTTCATCAGTGAGGGAAGCAGAAAGTCTGGTTTTCGGTTTCCTATCTTAGGTTGGGCAATAAACGGGACCTTTGTATCGCCCAGTACTCTTTCGATATGGAGTTCGAATGCAGTTCCCATCCTAGAAGCGCGTGCTCCCCTCAGGCTTTTAAATAGCTCAAGGATCTCAGGGAAGGTCGATACGATCGCATGTATGGCATCTCTGGCATTTAGAATGCCTGGTCTGGATTTGTTGAGGAGCTGTACAAGCTCCGCAGTGCGGAGTCGTAGCTCCAGCTTTTGATATCCGGCATATTGCATGTCGCACAGCCGGAGAATGGTGTCGCCCGGTTTCTTCAGCTCGGAGAGTGCATTGAACGACTGCAGTCCTGTTTCCAGCAGGAATGCATTCTGGGTAGAAACTGCGAAACTTTTGCCGTTGGCGAGAGCGGCGTTTGAGACAAACTGCTCCAGTGTTCCATCGACCAGTGCCTTTAAAATTGCTTCCGCCAATTCTTCGTTCGGATTTTGTTGCGGCGGCTCGAGGATTCCGCAGACGAAGCCTGGTGGGAGCTCGAAAAGATCATAGGCTTCATCATAGTCAGGAGTGCCAGAAGGGATCCGCAGGCCAGTCCAGACGGCGTCAGCGGCTGATCGGTCATCTGGTTGTATCATTACCAGCAGTGATGATGGCCCCAGACCGGAAAACAGCTCTTTTGGAATGCCTGTGAAATGGCATTCGCTGCCCTTATTCGAATAGTGGACATAGTTCGAAGAATGAATTTCGGGAGCATCTTCCTGTGGCCAGAGTGTTGGAACCCTCGTATCGAAGATATGTTCGATGTCCTGACGCTGATACTGTTCGGGAAAGAAACCGCTTTCACGAATCTCTGTCGGAACATAGAAGCCGTTCTGTTTGCCTTTTCCTTTTTCCCCGGGGAGACGGTCTGCCCAGATATGATCATTCCGGGCGAGCACTTTTATGAATACAGGTTTACTGGTCTTGCGGAGCTGCTCGGTAAGTTCCTCGATGGCTGTCATTCCGGTGCCCCCCGAATCTCTGTATTGCTGTCATCAGAAGAAAGCCACACGTGTAAGGTGTCAATAACTTTGTCTGTTGGAAGCTTTTGCTTACCCTTAAGGGCGCACTCCCAAACAATTGCTGTTCTCCAGCCTAACGCCTGCAGAGCCCTGAGATTTCGGGCGTCTCGTTCTTTGTTACTACTGATCTTATGATGCCAGAAGTCCTCTCGTGTGGCTGGCCATCTGAAAAGGTTGCAATCATGGCCATGCCAGAAGCATCCGTTGATGAAGATGATCGCATGGTGTTTTGGAAGAACCAGATCCGGCCGGCCGGGCAGTGCGCGATCATAAAGGCGATAACGGAAACCGCGTGCGTGAAGACCTTTCCGGATGATCAGTTCCGGCTTTGTGTCTTTGCCGCGTACCGCAGCCATGTTGCGGCTGCGCGTTTTTCTGTCATGGACGTCAGCCAACTTCTGCCTGTGCCGGTGTATCTTCCTGCTTCGCAATGAGGCTGAGAATGTGTGGGCGCATAATTCGGGCGACTTCCGCAAAAACCGGTACTGCAACAGAGTTTCCGAACTGTTTATAGGCCTGCGTGTCTGAAACAGGGATCACGAAATCATCGCCATAGCCCATCAGTCTCGCGCATTCGCGCGGCGTCAGCCGTCGCGGGTTTTCGCCTTTGCCACGCTTAATCAGAATTTCGGATCCGTCCTTGTAATAACGTGCCGAAAGTGTGCGGGCGATATCATCCGGGCCTGAAAGCCCGAAGCCGAAACCGTTGCCTTTGGCTTTATGTTTTGCAGCATAATCCTGCAGGTACTGCCAGAGCTTATCAGTCAGAGTATATTTCTCGCTGACAGCAGCGAGAGGGCCTGTTGTGAAATGTGTCTCCGGTTCCTCAGATCCATCCTCCGGATGAAGGATGGCTTTCAACCGTTTGCCACCGTATGCGGGCAGTTGCAGGTTATCAAATGAGAAGGGCACTTTTTCCCGGAAACCGACCATCACGATACGTTCGCGGTGTTGAGGAACAAAGTGGCCGGCATCAATGATCCGGGTGTGAAGTGTATATCCGAGTTCTTCGGTCAGTTTTCGCTGAATGACGTCAAATGTCTTGCCTTTGTCGTGGCTCTTCAGGTTTTTCACGTTTTCGAGCAGAAAAGCTGCCGGGCGGTGATAGCTGAGAATCCTCAGAACATCGAAAAACAGCGTGCCCTGCGTTTCATCCAGAAAACCATGCAGGCGACCAAGCGCATTCTTTTTAGAAACGCCAGCGATTGAAAATGGCTGGCAGGGGAAACCTGCGACGAGAACATCATGAGGCAGTATCTCATCTGCCTGAACCTCTCGAATATCTCCCTCGATCGGACGGTTGTCCCGGAAATTCTCCTGATAGGTCTTCTGTGCGTATTTGTCCCATTCGGAAGTGAAAACGCAACGCCCGCCGACGCTCTCCATTGCGCGCCTCAATCCACCAATACCGGCGAACAGATCAATGAAGGTGAATGCGCCATCCGGCTGAGACCTGGCTCGCATTTTTGCCTCAGCGCGAAGCGCAGTCATAACGGCACTTCGTGGCTTCTCGTCGCCACGTTTCCACCGGTAAATATGACCTTCTGAGTATCCAAGCTTGATTGCCGCTTCTGATACTGTGTAGCCAGTCTGTCGCAACAGAGTTTCGAATTCAGTTTCCATGCGGCTCTCCGGTGACCGGGGAATCGGTCATGCACTGGGAATATTTTTGACATTATGTTGTAAATCGACACACAAGCAAGAACATGATGGAAACATTTATTGGATAATGCGCTTTATTTTCTGTGAAGCTTGTTGAAATCGTGAAGCGCCATGTCGTGCTGCCGGTCAATGTAGTCGGCAAGGTCGTTGATGTGGACGCCTTTACGGGATTTCTGCGAGGGTTCGACCTGCGTTACCGGAATTTCAAGGTCGCCTAGGGCGACTTTGCGAAGGAACTTCGCCGGTGTCAGATGTGAAAAATAGTCTTTGCAAATCTCCTCGACGGGAATAAGTGCCCGACCATCATACTGAGCCATAAGGAAGAAAATGGTTTTTGGGCGAGGAGAGGTGTTGTCCGGGATCATCGCTGCTTCCTCCAGTTTTCGAAATCGGTGACCATCGTGCGCCAGCGGGCGGCGGCTTGGCGGTCTTTGTTCAGGTCGGCGCGGCTGGCGATCATCAGCGCTTTGCGCACTGCATCCGTCACGCGTTCGTCTGTCAGCGGTCTTGCGATGCCATGGCGGGCTTCCATGAAAGCTTTGAATGCCGGTTCTGAACACTTCATCGCGCATTCAGCCGCGTAATCCTTCGCCGGTCTGCCGCCTTTTTCTTCAAGCTTGAGGCGCAATGCATTCAGGTCGGCGTTCTGGCGCTCCGTCAGCTGCTTGAGTGCATCCACCATGCGGATGAGCTGCGCGGGGATGTCTGCGTGCTTCAGGAGCAACTCCCGGTTCGCTGTCGGGCATGTGTGCGGCACGGATGCCATGACCTCGGCTTCAGCCGGTTCCATGCCGTCTGTTTCGAGGTGAAGGCCTGCCGTATCCGACGAAATTTCTTTGACCGGCGCGGCGCTGACGACAAGCGAACGTATCCGCTCCAGCCGTTCTCTGGCAGAAGTTTGCGGCCTGTTCATTCAAACGTTCACCGAGGCCGCGAGAGCGGCTTCATATTTCATCAATTGCTGCACCAGCGTGAAAATGAGTAGGGGTGCGCCGCACAGAATGGCGAACGAGCTTGCTCTTTTAAGGAACTTGCAGTCCGACACGGTCAGTGGGCGGGTTGGTCGAAAAATGAGATTATGATCGGTCATTTGTCCTCACAAACAGTTTCAAGCCACGACTGCTGGTGCGTTCGTTGAGGCGAGGCTTTTCATCTTGAGGACTATATGTGCATTACGCACACCAACAGGTCAAGTTATAATGTGCATATTGCACATAGTCGATGAGCACAAAGCCAAACAAGGTCTCGCGGTTCAACGAATCTTTGGGGAGCTGCTTAGACGGGTTTTATCCAGTCAATTGGTGCGGCCCAACGCACAAACTGGTTTGGGATATCGGCGATGTGAGGATTCAGGCTCTGAAGCGTCCAAGTGTTGGGCTCGCTTCCTTGTCTGAGGACTTTTACGAAAATGCGCCCGTCATCGAGTTCGGTGATGCACCTCTTGTTGATCATGGCGTCTGGTGGCATCTGACGGGAATAGTACAGCAGGGTACCATCTTCATAAGCGGGGAACATGGAATCGCCTGTAACCCGGACGGCTACCGTCTCAAGCGGCGCTCTGCTCGGTGCTTCAACAATTTCGACATCGCCATTATCAATCGCCTCCACCTCTGCCCCAGCTCCCACTTTTCCTTTCAGAGGGACGCCTCGCCTAGGGCTGCTGCCTTCTCCGGTGAGAAGCCAGCCAGGGCTGACACGAAATGCTGATGCGTATTTCTCGGCAGCGCGGGATATCCCTCGCGTCCCGTTTTCATGCTGTACATAGGTGTAATAGTTCCAGCCAAAGAACTTCGCTGCCGACTTTGCGTCGGAGAAGCCTCGAGCGATCCGGGCTTGCTCAAGCCGCTTCGCTTCATCTGGTCTGTCATCAAACACCATGATGTGCATATTGCACGGCATCGGTGTGCGTTTCGACTTGACTTTCTGGAGTGCGATATGCACACCATAACCTCATGAACAATCAAATTGACTTGAAAGAACTTAGAGCGGAGCGCGGCTGGAGCCGCTCTGACATGGCGTCCTACTTTGGTGTCGACGTGTCCACGATTTGTCGATGGGAAAATAGCGGAATTCCGTCACGTGGCATGACTCGAAAAGCACTCGAGCGGGAATGGGCAGTCAGCTTTTCGAATACGAGGGCGTGCCAAGAATGAAGCCTCTATTTTTCCGTTACAGTCAGCATTTGTCATCGGCTTGTTTGAACCCGTGCCTTTCCGGCCTTCGCTTTCTGGCGCACTTCGAATTCATAGCGTCGCATTCAGCCAGTCGCAGTGAATGCCTTCTCCAAAATCATTCCCATAGTGAGGTGCCTTAATGGCTCGTTTGCTTACACAAAAGGCCGTTGACGGCCTGCGTGAAACCTCTCGGCGCGCCGTCGTTCAGGGCGGCGGACCAGAGAAATTCCAGCATTCCACGCGGCTTAATCAAAGCCAGCTTTCTAAATGTTGGACCCATGTCCATGACCCCAGCCGGAAGTCCCAGCAAGTGATGGCAATCGATGTCGCTGTTGAAGCGGACATGGAGGCAGGCGCGCCGGTCATTCTTGGAGAAATGGCGCGGCTGGAAGGCTACCGGCTTGAGCGTGATGACTTTGAAGAATCGGGCAAAGGCGGCCTTGGCATTGCTGATATCGGTACGTTTCAGGCGGCTTTTCATGCCCTGTCGCAATCGATGATGGATGCGGCAGCCGATGGCAAAGTTGATGCGCGTGAAGCTGCCGACATTCTCGAACATTTTGCGAAGTTTCTTCGGGTCGCGCATGTCGTCGAGTGCAAGGCCCATGACTGCGACGATGGGGGCGAGGTGTGATGAAGCCGAACGACACAAAGCCCCAGACCGCTTCCAGCCGCTGCCGGATCATTTCCAGCTGCGGCTTTACCTTTTGCCTGACCTGTCACGGCAATGACTATGACGACCGCCCGTTTACCTGCGGTTCCAGTTTTCAGAATACTGATGAAAGGTTTCCGCGCCATGGCGTCACGAAAGCTTAAATCTGCGTCTCCGGTCGCAACGAAACAGGCCGAAAGCCCACGTGAAATGCAGCGTGAGGATCGGCGGATTGTCGCGGAGAAGATTGCGGATGTCTATGACGATCACGCCTATATCGCGCCGTGGACGGACGATCTGGTGGCGCGTGATCTTGGTGTGCCTTGCGCATGGGTCGCGGAGGTTCGCGATTTCATGTTCGGCCCGGCCAATGAAAACCCGGTGCTGGCGGAAAATGCCCGTCAGTTTTCAGCGTGGTCTGCCGACTATGAAAAGTTCCGCGCTGATCTTACCGCGCATACGGAACAGGGCAAACAGCTTCGAAACACTTCTCTGGATCTGCAACGCCGGGCCGATGATATCCGCGCGCAGCAGAACCGGATCGTGCGGGAGGGCAAGCTATGAGCGGTTTGCGGATTACCAGAGTTTGCTGCCCGCATTGTGCGGGGCAGGGCTACCTGAGCGCCGGTCGCCACCGCTGCCCGGTGTGCTGCGGCAATGAACGGATTTCGGCAGCGGATGCGCGGGCTTACGCCATCGCACAGCGCCGGATGTCCGATGCCAATGGCGCGGGCGAATTGTCATGGCCGAACAAACGGAAATGCGCGGCGATTGCAGAACGGATTTATGAGCTTTTGCAGGAGGTTCCGCCATGGCGGCGCCACCGGGAGGCAGAGGGATGAGCATTGGAATTATGAGTCGGATTTTCCGCACACCTTTCGGCACATCAAGTCGAAAGATGCTGGCGGTGCGGCTTGCGGACTTTGCCGACGATGAAGGCCGGGGCATCTGGCCCACGGTAGCGCGCCTTTCACGCGAGACGGACCTTTCCGAGCGGACGGTGCAAAGACTGCTTCGTGAATTCGTCAGTGAAGGTCTTCTTGTGGTCGTTCGGGAGAATACCGGGCGGCGCGGAGAGGGCACGCGATACGATTTCGACATGAAAGTTCTGCACGATCTGGGGGCGCAAAAAGGGGATTCTGACGGGTGTCACCATGTCGGGGGTGACACGGTGTCACCCGTTGGCACGGGTGACATTGACGACACCACGGGTGACGCTGAGTGCGTCCACGGGTGTCACCATGACACCCTAACCGTAATAGAACCACCAATAGAACCGTTAACAGAGAGAGATGCGCGCGAACGCGCTGATGAAATCCGATCTGAGGAAACCAGTTCGCAAACGCCGAATGAGCAGAAAAGCAAAAAGGCGATTGAGAAAGACCTGAAGCGGGTGCACCCGGACTGGCCGACCTATGTCGATGATTCCGATGCTGAGGTTCGCAAAGCTTGGTTTGCGCTGAGTGACGGTGAGCGGGAAGAGGCGGCAGAGCGGATGGGTGATTACGTCGCTGCGGTGAAATCCCTTGGTCGGCAGCGGTTTTGCCGCTTCAGCACCTATCTTTCTGAAAAACGCTGGCAGAAGTTGCCACCCCCGGTGAAGGCAGACAGCGGCCCGACACGCGCCCCGACCTTTGGCAAGGCATGGATGGCTGCGCGTCTCGCACTGCTTTCAGAACCTTCCGCGAGGCTATCGCCGCTCACCGCATTTCAGGAACGTCTGATCGCATCAGGCCAGCAGAGCCGGGATGATCTGATCCGGGAGAAGCAACAGAAGCAGGGCTGGCCCAAGGTGAACATGATGCATGAGCAAGCCGAACGCGATCCCCGCAAGGGCGATGTTGTTTCGCCGGAAATCGCGAGCCTTGGCGGACGGTTCGAGGCGGTGCGTGTCGGCAGCGACGAATGGGAATCTTGGAAGCACGAACACGCTGAACGCGGCTGGCCGTGGCTGCCTGACACCGGTCGGCATGAGTGGGTCTATTTCCCGCGCCTTGATGGTGGCAAGCCTTCTGACGCCTTGTCGGCATTCTTCGAAAAGCTTGAGCACATGCAGGGCAGGGAGGCAGCTGAATGACGACTTATGGTGAGATTGCAGCAAACGCCTTTGAGGCCGTTCCGGAGAAGTTCGAAGACCGGATGCGGCGCATTCGCAGGCAGTATCGTTCCCGCCTCAAACAGCCGGTTGCTGCTGATGCGCCGTGGTTCGTGCTCTGCGTGAGAACTGGCTGTGAAAAATGCGTTGAAGCCGCTTTGAGTGAGGCTGGTGTCGACGTGTTTGTGCCGATGCGCAAGGGTAAGGCACGTAAGCGGCGCGGGCGATGGCTGCCGCCAAAAGATGAGGTTTTGATGGTTGGATATGTGCTGATCCGGTGCGTTTGCTCTAACGAAACGATGAACGCGCTGATGAGCTTTGAGCATGTTGCGGGCATCCTGGGGGACTGGGAAAAGCCATTTGCGGTCAATTCTGAAAAAGTTAGTAAGATCAGGTGTAAGGCCGGTTCTGGTGATTTCAATTATGAGCGACCTGTTGATATCTCGGTGAAGGCTGGTGAGATTGTCAGGATTGCGTGCGGGATATTCTCGGGCCTTACAGGTGAGGTTGTGACGTCCAATGGCACGGGCAAGGGTGATGTGGTGGTTGAGGTGGAAATGTTCGGTCAGAAAACACCTGCAATTTTACCTCTTGCAATGATCGAAAAATTGTGAATGCTTTGGAGCAGGACGCTTCGGTTCTTAGTGGAGCTTGCTCTCACGCCCGAAACCCTGCCCTTACGATAGCCGATCGGCAATGCGACTAAGGGTCAGTGCGTAAGCTATGTCTTTATTCCCTGAATTGCTTTAATTTGATTTGGCAACGTTCTGACGGGTGCGCCGTTGAATTTGTTGTGCTGAGAAGCGGATCGCGTATGCGGTCCGCTTTTTTCGTATGAGGGCAGAGAGGTTTTTCTGTTCATGATTTCCACACACATCGACATTGATCTGACGCGCTTTGAAGCAAAGCTGACATCTGCCCAGCGCCGTGAGCTGCCAAAGGCGGAGATGCTGGCGCTGAACTGGCTGGCCTATGACGGGATGAAGGCTGTCCGGTCAAAGATGAAGGTCGTGTTTGATCGGCCAACGCCTTACGCGATGCGCGGGATCATCTATGACAAGGCCAGTCTTGCTGACCGGACGGCATCTGTTGTTGCCACCGGGGACCGGACTAAGGGCGGGCTTCCGGCCACGGCCTTTCTTGGCCCGGAAATCCATGGCGGGATGCGTCGGCACAAGGCCTTCGAGGAGCAGCTGATCGGACGCGGAATGATGGCGCGCAATGAGGTGGCTGTGCCAGCGCGGATGGCGCCGCTTGATCGCTACGGCAACATGACGAAGGGCTTTTTGAACCGTGTGATGCGGGATCTGCGGATTGATTATCGCGGGACAGGTGCAACGCGGGTGCCTAAGAACAGTTCGCGGCGCAAACGCAAGGCCAAACCCAACCAGTATTTTGTGCCGCAGGGCAGGCCGGATCTGATCAAGGGGATATGGTTTTCCGGACGCGGTGAGGGCGGCAGAGAATTCTATCCGGTGATCCTGTTTGTGAAGGCGACGTCCTATCGTGAGCGGCTGAAGCTGCAGAAGATTGTGACTGAGCTTGTGCGCAGCAAGAAAGACCGGACGTTTAAGCGGGCATTCCGGAAGGTTTTTGACTGAGGGATATCAGGTAGAGCCTGCGTTTATTGGCGAACAGGCTGTCTCCGCTTTGAGCTAAAGTGAAAGCAGTCCATCGAATAGGGCATTGGACCATGTCTGCCGAGTTTTTATTAGCTCAATATAGGCCTCGTTTTCCCATTCGCTTAAGTTATCGCAAATCTCTTCAACGGACAGGATTTCATGGAAACCTTTTTCCTCGGCAATCGCGCTCGTCGCAGAGCGGTCAACAGCACCCCAAACTAAAATTGCTCCATGCGCCTCAATTGGCTTTCGTTTTAAACTAACATGTATGTCTTCAGGTTTTTTTGCCGATTTTAGAAATATATCAAAGGCTGGCTTTTTGTGATGGTCTATTTGACTGGATTCTTTGAGGACAAAATATCTAAAATTCTGATATTCTATTTCGCACTTCATTTCTGCTACATATATTTTTTTGCTCAGTTTGTTTTGTAGTGTGAAATCTAGTGTGTATCCTCGATCTCCGGGGTGCTCCCTTAATGTTGGCCTTCCTAAATCTATATAAGTGGAACGGGGGTCTTCTGCCCATATGGAAATGATTTTCTCAGAAAATATTCCGAAAAGGCGAGAAGCGTATTTTGCGAATTCATCTCTATTTTCCTTTTCTTCGATGAAGATATCTCTGAATCTGTCTACCAATTTGTTGCCCAAAATCTAGTCGTTCGATGCTCTGATTCGTAAAGTAGCATTTGGGAACTTTGCCGGAAATGATGAAATACGAAACCTTGGGAGAGGTTGATCGCCATCGAGGGATGCCATCCACGATGGTGTATCTGGTATCACGCTGGTGCCAACATGATTTCTATTGCGCTCTCAATCAGATTCTTTCCGAAAGCTTGATCAATCGAACTTGATGCCGCGACGGGTCCTTCCTGGGGCCCTTTGCCATGCGGGTATTTGGCACCGCGCGGTATCGTCAGTCTGAGCCGGATTTTGAAGCCTAAAGTTCAAGCCTAAATTAAAGTTGGAAGTAGTTTAGCGACGATGGAAGCGATGCAGAACAGCGTGACCAAGGGTGAGTTTGCAGCGATGATTGCTGTGTCACCCGGGCGGGTGTCGCAATATCTGAGCAGTGGTCAGATTTATGGTGATGCAATTGAGGGCGACGGTCGGCGCGCGCGGATCCGGCCTGACAAAGCAATTTCCCAGCTTGGGCTTTCCATTGATCCGGCGCAGGGTTTTGGCGCCAATGGCAAGGCCATCCTCACCGGTGCGCCTGCGAAAGCACCGCAAATTGCTGAGACCGCATCGCCGCGCGTGCCCGCAACGGAACTGCCACTGAAACCCTCTGGAACGCAGGACGAAATGGCCGAACAGCTGGCGCGTGAACGGCTTCGCCAGCAACAGATCAAAACCGGCCAGATGGAACGCCAGGAGCTGGAAGAGGCCGGGATCTATACACGCAGCGAAGATGCCCGGCGCGATATGGGACGCGGTATCTCGGAAGCGTTCAAGGTGATGGAGCAGGGGATCCCTGATCTTGCGACAGCACTGGCTGAAGAGTTTGGTTTGCCGCAGCGGGATCTGCAAAAGGCACTGGCGCGCCGCTGGCGCGGTATCCGATCAAAGGCGGCTTCCGGTTTCAGGGATATCCGGGATGAAACACCGGAAATGGTTGAAGACGAAGAGGCGTATGAAACAACATGACGATGCTCTTCAATCCCGAACGGCTGATGTATGAGGCGCTGGCCGATGCCTGCGAACCGCCGCCGCCGGTCGATTATCTGGCCTGGGCGAAAGACAATATCGTTTTCTCCGAACGTATCTCTGCATTTCCGGGGCCATACCGTGAGGACATGTTTCCGTTCTTCTCGGAGATCCTGCGGGCGCTGTCACCGGATGATCCGTGCTCGATCATATCGCTTGCCAAATCGGCGCAGGTGGGCGGAACCGTTCTGGCGAATATCTTTCTGCTGGGGACGCTGGACCTCGACCCGTGCGATTTTCTCTATGTCCATCCGACAGAAGAGAATGCGTCGCGCTGGTCGAAGACAAAGCTGATGCCGTTGTTGCGGGAAACCACGTCTGTCCGTGCACTCTTTCCCGAAGCCGGGCGTGATGGCGGCAACTCGATCCTTTACAAAGAACGGGTTGATGGTCGTGGCGCCATTCAGGCCGCCGGAGCCAATTCTCCGGCCGGGCTTTCGATGATCTCGCCACGGGCACAGGTACAGGACGATCTGGCCAAATGGAACAAGAATGATGCCGGTGACCCGGAGGCACAGGCAGACAGCCGGTCGAAGGCATTCTTCAACCGCAAGGTTTTTAAGATATCGACCCCGCTGATTGCGCCGGGCTGCCGGATTACGGCCAACTATCTGGCCGGGACGCAGGAGCGCTATCATGTGCCGTGTCCGCATTGCGGTGAGCTTCAGGTGCTGGAATGGGAAAACATGCGCGATCATATTGATCCGCAACACCCGGAGAAGGCGCACTTCTGCTGTGTTCATTGCGGCTGCGAGATCCATGAACATCACCGTGCATGGATGGTCGATCCGGCCAATGGTGCAAAGTGGATTGCCAGATATCCGGAGCGGGCGCGCTATCATCGCTCGTTTCATATCTGGGTGCCGTATTCGCCGCTTGAAAGCTGGGAGTCGATTGCGCGGGCATGGCTGACCGTTCAGGCCGGTGGTGCTGACGATAAGGAAAAGGGTGCCGGTGCTGAGCAGGTGTTCTTCAACGATACGCTGGGTCTGGCCTTTGAAGCGGACAATAAAGCGATTGACTGGGAAGACCTGCGCGACCGGGCTGAAGAAACCGGCTTCAAGCGCGGTGTTGTACCGGGAGACATGCTGGCTCTGACGATTGGCATTGATGTTCAGGGCGACCGTGTTGAATGGCTTTTGCGCGGCTGGGGCCGCAACAAGATGAGCGCGGTGATTGATTACGGTGTGATCGACAGCCGGTCGGGCAGTCATCTTCCCGGCTATCGTGAGCATTCAGGCCATATCGGCGAGGCGGCGGTGATGGCCGCGCTTGACCGTCTGATCGAAAAACAATGGCCGGATGAGAACGGCAAACTGCGAAGCGTTGACCGGATCGGGATCGATGGCAACGCTTATACCGAGGATGTCTGGTTCTGGGCGCGGCGTCATCCGCGTTCGAAAGTGATCATGGTTCGCGGCGATAACCGTGATGCAGCGCCGATGCTCAGCCATGTGAGCGAGTATGACAAGCGCGGCAGACGAAAAAAACAGAAGTGGTCGAGCCGGTTTTATAACTTCAATGCTTCAGTGATGAAGATGGGGCTTTACCGGGACTTTCGCAAAGATGATCCCGACCAGCCGGGCTTCATTCGCTTTGCCTGTGGCCTTGGCGATGATTTTTTCCAGCAGGCGACTTCGGAAGTGCGCATTCAGGAAAAGGATCGCAACGGTTATCCGCGCTGGCGGTGGAAGCTGCCAGACGGACAGCGCAATGAGGTGCTGGATATGCTGAACCAATCGCGGGCTGCAGCTATCCGGCTTGGCGTTCCTTACTGGAGCGATGATGAATGGGATGCCCGGGCGGAAGCGCTTTCAAAGAAAGAGCCGGAAGCACAGGGCGATCTTGAGGATCTGATCGGCAGTCTTGCAACAGCGGTTAATGCGGTCAGTCAGGCGGGAAAACCAGAACCGGATACCAGGCCGTCAGACCGTGTGGTGGCTGCCATGCGCCGGGCAGAACGCGCCCACCAGCGAAACCAGCAGGACTGAAAATGGCACCTTTGACAGACGAACGGCTGACGCTGGAAACCCGGCTCGGCGAGGCGAAGCTTGCGCTTCACAAACTAGAGATCGGTCAGAGCGCTGTGACGCTTTCCTATGATGGCGAGAGCATCACCTATAGCGGGGCGGACCGGGCATCACTCAGGGCTTATATCCGTGGCCTTGAAACACAGCTCGGGCTTCGCGGGTCGGCACGTCCACGCGGGCGGGGAGTAATCTTCGGATGACAGTGGAAATTTATGGACCGGACAGTCAGCCGCTTCCCTCAGGGTTGCGTCAGGCCGCCCGGATGCAGGCTGCACGCAATCGGCAAATGGCAGCAACAGTCTCAGGTGAGACGGTGACCCGGGCCGCCTATCAGGGGGCATCCTATGATCACCCAAGTTTTGCCGGATGGCGTGCGGGTAATTATTCCGGCCAGTCAGCGCTTTCGCAATCGCGTTCGACGCTGGTTGACCGGCTGAACGATGTCGCGCGCAATGACGGCTGGGGTGCGGCAGGCACATCGCGCCTTGTCGATAACATCATCGGTGCAGGCTGGAAGCTTGCAGCGCGACCGAACCATACATCGCTGAACCTCACCTTCGATCAGGCCGAAGAGGTGGCATCACAGATTGAGGGGCTTTGGCGGGATTATACGCAGGACGTCGACATGTGGTGCGATGCCGAGCGCACCAAGAACATGGCCGGGATCCTCGGCCTTGCGGCCAGAACCCGGTTCGGGCCTGAGGGTGAAAGCTTTGGCGTGATCGTCTGGCAGGACGATGCCCCGCTGTTCCAGACGGCAGTGCATATGATTGACCCGGCCCGCTGTTCCAACCCGAAGGGTACGCTTGATAGCGAATATCTGCGTGATGGTGTTGCCATTGATGGTTATGGCGCTCCTGTCGGCTATCACTTCCGCAAAAGTCATCCCGGTGATGTCTATGCGGGCAATACGCAGCTCTGGTCATGGGAATATGTCAGCCGGGCTACCGAATGGGGCCGACCGATTGTTGTTCATGCCTTTGATCCGAAACGTCCGGGCATGACACGCGGTGCGTCTGACTGGGCGCCGATCATGCGCTCGATCAAGCAGTCCACGGATTATGAGGATTTTGAAAGTCAGGCGGCGATGCTGAATGCGATCATGGCCGCGTTTATCGAGACGCCGTTCGATCCGGAAGAAATGATGAATGCGCTTGATGCCGATGGTGGTGAAGGCACGATCGGGAAGATCTATGGCGAGATCTCCGAGGCGCAGAAAGCCTATTACGGGGCTGCGCCGATCAATCTTCCCGGTGTCCGGGTCAATACGCTTCTTCCCGGTGAAAAGGCAGAACTGACCAAGCCGGAACATCCGAATGCAAATTTTGAGGTGTTTGTGAATGCGGCACTTCGCAAGGTCGCCTCTGCCGTGGGACTGACCTACGAGCAGCTGACCATGGACTGGAGCCAGGTGAACTATTCGTCCGCCCGTGCAGCGCTACTGGAGATCTGGCGGGGCTTTACGGCGAAGAAAAGCAGCTTTGCAGCTCAGTTCATGGCGCCGATCTACCGGGCATGGCTGGAAGAAATCTTCGACAAGGGTCTGATTGAACTGCCTGAAGGGGCTGTCTCGTTCGAGGAAAACCCGGCTGCATGGTGTCATGCGGACTGGATCGGGCCGGGACGCGGCTGGATTGACCCGCTGAAAGAGGCGCAGGCTGCCGGTGAACGGCTCGACCGGCGTCTGACAACGCTGCAACAGGAATCGGCTGAACAGGGCCGGGACTGGAAGATGGACGCGGATCAACTGGCGCGGGAAGCGCGCTACTATGAGCGCCTTGGCCTGAAACATCCCTCAACGTTTGAAGGTTCGCGACCGGCTCGCAAGGGCGGACAACAAAACAGTGAAGCGGATCCGGACACAGAGACTGAGGAACGTGTGAACGGGCGTTCGGAGAAGTCAGCGCACGCATCGCGGCATCCACTTGGCATTCCGCAGACAGGAAGGCAGAAACGATGAACTATCCCGAAATCGCCAGCCGCATGTTCAACACGCCGCTGATGCTGCAGCCCGCCAAGGCCGACACGATTGCCCGCTCTTTTGCCCCGCGTGTCCTCGGGCTTCCCGATGGTGACGGTGCTGAGATGGGGCTGGTCGGCGAAAAGCTCCGGCATGCGACGGACATGTGGGGTGAGAAGGTCTATCGCGGTGTTGACCGCCCGATGGATGGCATCGGCCTCATCGAGATCGAAGGATCTCTGGTCAACAAGGGCCGATGGATCGGTCAATCCTGCGGCATGACCTCTTATGAAGCCATCGGCATTCAGGCCGATGACTGCCGGGCTGATGACAGCATCAAGGGTGTTGTCATCGAAGTGGACAGTTTTGGCGGTGAAGTCACCGGTGCGTTTGATTGTGCGGAAAAGATCTTTGAGCTCTCGCAGGTGAAGCCAACGATTGCGGTTTTGACGGATAATGCCTGTTCTGCCGGATATCTTCTGGCTTCTGCGGCCCGGCAGATCGTTCTGCCTTCGACCGGTCTTTGCGGGTCAATCGGCGTTGTCTCTGTTCATGTCGATGTCAGTGGCTGGCTTAAGAAGGAAGGGCTGAATGTCACGATCCTGAAAGCCGGAGAACACAAGGCGGATCTGAACCCTTATGAGGCCATCCCGCAGGATGTGCTGACGCGTGAGCTGGCAGAGCTTGAAGAGCTGCGGGTGGAATTTGCGGAAACCGTTGCCCGGTTCCGTGCCGGGCGGCTTTCAAAAGACGCGGCACTGGCGACTGAGGCCGGTGTTTATCGTGGCGTAAAAGCGGTTGAGGCAGGTCTTGCCGATGCCGTTGTCCGTCCCTCGCAGGTGCTGGCCGCCTTCGGGGCTGAACTTGGCCGGGCGGCCTGATCTTTAAAACTTCAAAACAAGGAAAGCGACTATGTCGAATGTCACGCGCGGTCTGACCGCCAGCGTGCTCGCAGCCATGCGCGGCGGGCGGGCCAATACACATATGGAAGACGATCCGGAAAAGGACAATCCGGAAGAAGAGCTGGAAACCGAAACCACCGATCCGGATGCTGAAGGCGAAGAAACTGACCCCGACGCTGAAGGCGAGGGGGCACCAGGCGATGAAACTGAAGATGAGGACAAGCAGGATACTTCGGCCAGCCGGTCGGCCCGGGCGGATGAGCGTTCCCGCATTCAGGCGATCCTGACACATCCCAAAGCCGGGGCCAATGCGGAACTGGCATCGCATCTGGCGTTTAAGACCGCCTATTCGGCCAAAGAAGCGATGGCGATCCTTGATGCGTCTTCCCCATCTGCTTCGGCTTCGACCGGGGGCAATCGTCTTGCCGGACGTATGGCGGGCAAGACCCCGAAACTTGGCGCCGGTGGCGCGCCTTCCGCTCAATCCGAAAAGCAGTCTCTGCTGGCAGCCGTCGGCGGTGTCATCAATGCGCGGCATGGCCGCCCTTCCAACGGAGAATAATCTTATGGCGACAGCACGTTTTGCCCCCAATGACCTGATTGTCAGTGACGTTCAGGTCGTCACCCGCACAGTTACGATTGCCAGTGGTCAGACGCTCGATCGTGGCGCTGTGCTTGGCGAGATTGCCGCTGACGGAAAGCACACACTGTCACTGGCTGCCTCTGAGGATGGCTCGGAAGTCCCTGATTGTGTGCTTGCCTTCGATGTTGAAGCGACCGGGGCTGATGTTGAGGCACAGGCCTATTTTGGTGGTGCCTTCGATGCAGAAAAGCTCAGCTTCGGTGCGGGCCATGATGCGACAAGCGTTGAACAGGCCTTCCGTCATGCCGGTGCAGCCCTGTTCGCGCGCCACCTCGACTAAGTATAGCGCGACAATCTGTCTGAGACGCCGGCGACAATCTGTCTGAGATTCTATGTCGCGTCATTTGTGATGTTATCATCCTGATTGCCGCTGGCA